GCATGGAAACGCTTAGGGAATCGCCGGAAGCTGACATGGTGCTTTCGTGCCCTCCTTATGGCGACTTGGAAAAATACAGCGACGACCCGCGCGACCTAAGCACAATGGATTGGCACGCCTTTGTGGCCGCGTACAAACGAATCATTTTGCGCACGGTGAGTCGCATGAAGTCTGACACCTTCGCTTGTTGGGTTGTTGGAGACTTCCGCGATAAACGCGGGTTCTATCGAAACTTTGTGAGTATCACGATTGATGCGTTTGAGCAGTGCAACGCGCAATTATACAACGAGGCGATTCTTGCAACTTCTGTAGGCTCAGCTGGCATGCGCGCGGGTTTGCAGTTTAAAAGAAGCCGAAAGCTAACAAAAGTACACCAGAACGTGCTGGTTTTCTGCAAAGGCGACTGGCGAAAGGCTGTCGCGAAGTGTGGTGATATTGGCTATGATTAACTGTGCGCAAGGAGGTGGACATGGACAAGCACACTGACGATGGACTGGACGCAGCGTGGTGCGCATTCGACGCGGCCGTGGCGCGGCTCAAGCGCGCCGTGGACGAGCTTGAACACGTGCTCGGGCGAAAAGTCGAGGACAAGTAGTAATGGCAAAGCACTCAACGACACAGACGCGCAAGTTCAAGGTAGCCCAGCACCGGCTCGGCATTCCCGGGCCACACCTACTGGGCCACCTTGAATACCTGTGGCAGAGCGCGCACGTAGATGGCGATCCCGTTTTTGCCAACGCTGACGAGGTGGAGATTGCCGCCGAGTGGACAGGCGACGCCGGCACATTGTGTGCCGTCCTGGTAGACACAGGATGGCTTGATTTGCACGACGATGGCACGCTCGAAGTGCATGACTACTGGGAGCACGCGCCGAAGTATGTCGTTGAGCGGAAACGGCTTAGAGACAAGCGTAAAAGTGTTGGAAAAAGCAGCCAACAAATTCCAACAAATTCCAACAAATTCCAACAAACGCCAAAAAGGTGCCGATTGTTGGACACTACCAATACCAATACCAATACCAATACCAATACCAATACCAGTACCAAGTCTTTAAGCAAAGCAAAGCAATCAAGGGGAGATACCACGAGGGGGCGCTCTCCTGAATCCGTCGGCGACGTCGCGTTGCGTTGCGTTGCTAATTTCAATTCCGTCCAGGAGCACGAGCCGGACGACACGCTCGGATACCACCGTGCGCTCATAAGCGAGGCCACGGGCGGCGCCTTCACGTGGCGCGGCGGCCACCTCATGCGCCTAGAGGGCATTCTGGCGCACACGCGCGGGCCGGCGCTGATACGCGAGCGCATCGTGGACGCGCTGTCGAATAGCGAGAGCGAGGCCATCAGGGACCCGGCGGCGTTCGCCAACAGCGCGCTAGTGGAGCTGGCGCGCGAACTGGGAGTGACGATATGAGCCGTATAGCAATTGATCCCGGCATGAACGGCGGCTTCGCCATCGAGGACTTAGCCATCGAGGACTTAGCCATCGAGGACTGGGACGAAATAGAGGAAGGACCCATTTCCTTACCCACGCGACGCCCGCCCCGTGACCAATACTTAGGAGGGAGCATGAGCCTTATAGCGATCGATCCCGGCATGAACGGCGGCTTCGCCATCGAGGACTGGGACGAAATACAGGTAATCAAAATGCCAGACACGTATCCGGGCATTCTCGACACGCTGCATCAGTTAAGCATGGACATGATTCGCCCATGCGTCGTAATTGAGGACGTCGGCTACCATGTCGCCGGCAACAACGCCAGCGCGTCCTGCAAATTCGCACGGCACGTTGGCCACCTGGAAATGGCGCTATACAGCGTCAACATGCCGGTGCAGCGCGTGAGGCCGGTGAAGTGGCAGCGCATGTTCACGCTTCCGAAGGACAAGAGGGAACGCAAACGCAAAATGAAGGAACTCATGGCAGCGCAGTATCCGTACCTCAAGGTGACGTACTGGAACGCCGACGCGCTGGGCATACTCACATGGGCCATGAAGGAGGGCGAGTAATGAACGCGATCGAGTGCCTGGCTGTATTGCATGAGGAAAATATGGCGATGGTTAAAAGATTACTGCGCCCGGTTGACGCGGCTGTCCAGTGTGCTACGTTCGCCGTTGGGCCGGCCGACGCGCTTATTGTTGCACTTAACGAGAAGGAGGACGTGTGATGTTAGCGTGGCACTTTCTGTCAGAAGACAAACGGCTCGGATACGACGACGGACGGCTGGTAGAGGTAGGCCAGACCCTCGAATGCGAGGGTGAGCCTGCACTGTGTAGTAATGGTATGCACGGGAGTGCGAGATTGATCGACGCGCTGAAATACGCAAACGGCCCTATCGTGTGCCGCGTAGAGATTGAGGGCGACGTGATCGAGGGGGAAGACAAACTGTGCGGCCGGAGGCGCACGGTGCGTTGGATGCTGGACGCAACGCAGATTCTGCACGAATTCGCGTGCACGTGTGCGGAGGATGCGCTCGCGAAAGTCGAGCAGCCCGACGCTCGCAGCGTGGCCGCAATCGAAGCTAAGCGTAAGTGGCTCAAGGGTGAAATCACGGACGAGGAGCTAGATGCTGCGGGGGATGCTTCGCGGGCTGCTGCGCGGGCTGCTGCGTGGTCTGCTGCGCGGGCTGCTGCGGGGGCTGCTTCGCGGGCTGCTGCGCGGGCTGCTGCGTGGTCTGCTGCGCGGGCTGCTTCGCGGGCTGCTGCGCGGGCTGCTGCGTGGGATGCTGCGGGGGATGACGCGTCAGATGCTGCGTGGGCTGCTGCGCGGGCTGCTGCGCGGGATGATGCGTGGGATGGCGAGTGGGCAAAGCAAAACGAGCGACTCACAGCGATGGTGATGCAAGCGCATGAGAAGGAGAGCGAGTGATGGCCTACGACATGCTAGAGATAACCCTCACATGGCCGAGGGATCCGGGCGAAATTCTTACGCCACTAAGCACACCGACTGAATATGACTATCGCGTGCGCCACGAGCAGGTGGCAGAGACAGAGAAAGGAGTGTGACTGATGGACACAGGTAAAGGCTACTTCGAGACGGCAGAGACAGAGGAACTGCTTCGCAAGAAAATGGAAGACTTGCATGCAATGAAAATTGAGAATCAGCCAGCGATTTTTAGGGTAGGCGAGGAAATTGAATTGCGCGGTTCGCGTATGCGCATTACCAAGATTGGCAAGCACTTCATGACGTTGAAGCTGTTGCCAACGAGGGGTGAGTGATGAATATGATTCAGCGTTTCTGTGCGCTTCCGCCGGAGGCCAGGGCGGCTAAGGACGCGCCATGAAGCGCACGACGGCGTGGGACGTGTGGTGTCCGTACTGCCAACGCTACTGGTACATGTGGCGGTGGACGGCGACGGGCAAGGCGAGCGAGTACGCGCCCGTGAGGGTGTGCCTGAAGTGCGGAGGTTTCGTTGAGTAGTTACAGCATTATAAACGCCGACGTTCTAGACGGCCTTGCGCAAATGGACGACGGCAGCGTGCAGACGTGCGTTACCTCGCCGCCGTACTGGGGGCTGCGGGACTACGGCGTGGAGGGCCAGATCGGCCTTGAGAAAACGCCCGATGAATACGTCGAGCGCATGGTGACGGTGTTCCGTGAAGTGCGGCGGGTGCTTAAGGACGACGGTACGCTGTGGCTGAATTTGGGGGATAGTTATGCATCGTTGGCACTCGCTTCTTCCGCCATAAAGCACAAAGATATAGTCGGCATCCCGTGGCGCGTGGCGTTCGCGCTGCAAGCGGACGGCTGGTACTTGCGCCAAGACATCATCTGGCACAAGCCGAATCCTATGCCCGAGAGCGTCAAGGACCGCTGCACCAAGGCCCATGAATATCTGTTTTTGCTGTCAAAGGCAAAGCGCTATTACTTTGATTCTGACGCCATCCGGGAGGAATTCGCAGACAAACGCAAGGGGAACCCCGGGGTGTATAAGGCGGGGCTCCAGAACTGCATCATGCCCCGGGGCGTCCATGGGAAAAACGTGACCGGACATGGATGGAACACAGACGGGTCTATTACGGGCCGCAACAAACGCTCAGTCTGGACTGTCGCAACGCAGCCATTCTCCGAAGCACATTTCGCCACATTCCCGCCGAAGCTCATTGAGCCGTGCATTCTCGCGGGCTGTCCTGTAGGTGGCACTGTACTCGATCCTTTTTGCGGCTCTGGCACCACGGGCATGGTGGCGCTACGGCACGGGCGGCGCTTCATAGGCATCGAACTGAATGCCGAGTATGTGGATATGGCGCACCGGCGGATACAGGGCGACATGCCGCTGTTCAACGCGGCGTGCGGCCACCATATCGGTGACGCCAACGAAATGGTACGGGAGCGCTAGTAATGCCAGAAGGACGTGACGGAATGCTGAAGGTGAAGGAAGAGCGCCAGTGCCTGGTGTGCCTGCAGTTCAAGGACGTGCTGGAATTCCCGCGCATCTGCGGCGGCGGCAACGCGTGTACGCCTAGGCAGCATATATGCCGGGCGTGTAAGAAGGTGGCGTGCAACGCCGCGACGAAGGCGAAGCACAGCGCGTCCATACGCAGGCGCGACAGGGAGCGCAAGCGCAGGGAGGCCGAGCGCATACGCGCGCTGGGCTACGGCAAGGGCAACGGCACATGGGAGTACAAGGGCAACATGCGCAATCAGTATGCAGAGCTCACGGCGCTGCGGTGCGTGGAGATACTTGGCGTCAAGGGCGACGACGTAACGGATCAGGCGTGGGAATCGCTGTGCCGGCTACTCGGCGGCGAACCTCTGCCGGTGGAAAATAAGTAACGCCGCAGCGGGTGTGACAGCACCCGCCACGGCATAGCCAATCACAAACTTTGGAGGGTAAGCGAATGGCTGAGAAAGAGAATAGGCGAAAGACTGGGACAATCGCAATATCTGACGTTGTATGGGATCCAAAGGTATACCCGCGCAGCAAATACAGCACCGGCACCATTGAGCGTTATGCTGACGCCATGCTGGCCGGTGACGAGTTTCCTCCGCTCGTGCTGGAAGACGGCACGAATCGCCTGCTGGACGGCAAGCACCGCGTTGAGTCATACAAACGTGCCGAGATTACTGAAGCGCCTGTCGAATGGCACACCGTCCCAAATGGCATGAGCGCCAAGTACTACGCTGCTACGTTGTCATCACGGCACGGCGACCGCATGAGCAATGCCGACCTGAAGGCATTGGCTGAGGAAGAATTTGACGTTGAGAATCCACCTGACGTTGCCGAGTGGGGCAAACGCTTGGGCGTGTCTCAGCGCACCGTGTACTACTGGGTGAGCCACATCATCAACCGCGCTAAGGCCAACAGGCAAGCGAAGGCGTGGCATCTGTCGGCATTGGGCTGGACGCAGCGCGAGATCGGCGAACGGCTGGGGGTGGCGCAGCAAACAGTCTCAGACATGGATACCGAGAATTGCAATCTTGCAAAAATCGGTAAAGACCTTGGCTCTCAGTGGAACGAGCAGGGCGTGGCCGAGTGGGCAAACCGCGTTGGCGTGAGCCTCACGGACGCGATGGCTGCCGCCATGAAGGGCATGGATGACGAGGCGCGTATGAAGCTGCTCGGCATCAAGGTGCAGCCATACGACGTGTGGAACTTTCCCGGGTGCCATAATCTCATGGGTGATAAGCATCCCGGCAGAATACCGGGTGAGATTGTTTGTCACGCGCTCTGGTACTGGACGAAGCCGGGCGATCTTGTGCTCGATCCTATGGCTGGTAGTGGCACCACGCTGGACGCTTGTTTGCTCATGGGCCGCTGTGCCAGGGGCTACGACATCGACGAGCGCCACGCGCGCGTAGACATCGAGAAGCACGATCTGTCTCAAGGCTGGCCGGACAAGGCCAAAGAAGCGGACTTGATTTTTTGGGATCCGCCATACTTTAGCAAGATGGATCACGGCACCATCGGCGAGGATGGCTATATCGAGGGCTCCATCTCTGGGCTTTCGCCTAACGAATACATTGAGTGGCTTGGTGATCGTCTGGCCGAACTGCACGCCACGGCTAAGCAGGGCGCGCGCATTGCGTTTCTTATGTCTGACTGGGATCCTGAGAACGCGAAGGAATACGCCGACAGCAACGGCATCTTTGTGTGGGACTATGCCGACATCCTGCGCAACGCCGGCTGGCGTTTGTTTCGGCAGGTGCAGGTGCCGTTGCCTACGCAGCAGGTACACCCCGACATCGTGAACAAATTCCGTGCGTCCCGCCGCATGGCGCGCCTCAACAGATATTTGTTGGGGGGCGTGAAATGAGTGACGAAACATGGAGGCAGGGACATGGAAGGGATCCCATGCGTGAAGCAATTAGGAGGGACATGCCGAATTCAAGAGACGGCGTTGTATTCACGGATATTGACTTGGCCGTTCGCCACTTCGGCCCAAACTACGGACTGGATAGTGATGGCGACTTGATGGTTATTGAGTGCAAGACGCGCGGTGCTAGACTCACCAAAGGAAAGGGACAAGATCGCGTACTGTGCATGCTCGATGAGGGAATGTCTACTGGGCAATGGGGGCACAGGTGGCTCGGTGTTCACTTACTTTCCATCGAGTACCAATCTGAGCCTAGAATTTGCGAGACGTGCGAACAGCCAATCGAGAGCGCCGATGAAGCGTATGCGCGATTTCGTAATGCGACGCTTAGATGGGACGGTGTGGAAATAACGTACAGCGAATTCCTTAAAATCATGTCGCGCTGTCCCGACATGCTGGCAGCGTGCCGGGATATATAACATGACACCTCCCTGGGCAACTGACGGTACGGCCGTGCGCGACGACTACGCTGCCGGCTTGCATACGCAGCAGCAATCGGTATACGAGGACGGTGGCCTGTTTTTTGTGTGAAAGGAGACTGGCTATGGGTTGTAAAATCGGTATGGCGCAGAATCTCGACTGCGCAATGGAGCACAGTATCGTGTGCGACAATCGAGACGATCAGCTAAAGGCGCGCTTCTCGCTGCTGCCAGCGCAGGCGCTGAATCATGTGGCAATGGCCTTGACGTTGGGCGCGGAGAAGCACGCTCATGACGATTTCGAGGCCAATCCCGATATGCGCGACGCAAACACCGAATATGACGCGGTGTTCCGTCACTATGTGGCATGGCGTTGTGGAGCGCGCGAAGATACGGAGACGCGCCTGCACCCGTTGGCGCATGCGGCGGCGCGTGCATTGATCGCGCTGCAGCTCGCGCTCGACTGGGAGGAGTAGGCGTATGCAATGCCCATATTGCAAGCGCACGAACACGCGCGTGGTGCAAACGTTAAGGGGTAGGCAAAAATTGCCGGTGTACAAAAATGGACTGTACTATAATGCTAGTAAAAGGTACTTCCGGGCACCTGAAACACCGCGGCGGGGGAATGTCGTTCTATAGCATGTTACGGCACAACGACTTAGGAGGTTGGTTTTAATCAATGGGCAGAAAACCGGCGAACAGAGCGCCCGGCGCGTCCGTATACAGCATCCTGGACTACCGGAAATGCACGGCCTCCCAAGTGGGATGGATGTTCGGGGTTCGGCCGCAGGCGGTCTCGGCGTGGAAGGACTGTCCACGGAACAAAGACGGCACATGGGACCTCGCGAGCGTCGTGCAGTGGAAGATGAAACGGGCACAGGAGGAGGCTGAGCTCGACGCCGGCATCGATGAGCGCGGGGACGGCCTGGAGCGTTACCGGGCAGCCAGAGCGGATCGGGCGGAGCTCGAAGTAGCGCAGATGCGCGGCGAACTGGTTTCGAAGTCTGACGTTGAGGCGCGTTGGGGCCGGGTGCTTTCTCACTTGGTGCAATCATTTGACGGATTGGGGAAGGTGCTCGCGCCGAGATTGGCTATGAGGCACGAGAAAGAGATCGCACAAACGGTGCGGGATGAGGTACGCCACACGATAGAGAGCGCCCGCGCGATGATGCTCGCGGACGAGGAGCTGTGATGGGAACCGTGCAGTACATCAACTGGGAGCTGCGCACGCTTCGCTGGCAGCTTGACCAAATGAAGCGCGCGCTGGCGGAGGAACCAGTGCAGTGCCGGCGCCCAACCAAGGCGGAGCCGCGGCCTCCCACGCCGGATGAGATTGCTGAGCGCCTGGCTCTCCGCTGCCTCGACATCCTCGAATTTCCACCGGAGAAAGTTTCGGACGCGCAATGGGATGAGCTGATCGTATTCTTCGGCGGCGAAAGGCTATCGGCGTAAGTGGCCCGATCGAGCAGCATATCAACCCTGCCTTTCACGCCCGCAAAACGGATCGTTGAGGCCGCCCTCGTAGTGCCCGATCGGCTTCCAGGCTCCCGGTGGGCTGAAGGCCGGCTGGTGCTTAACGAAAAGGACTCGCCGGAGCCTGGGCCGCTCAGGCTTAGCCGCACGCCGTATCTGCGCGAGCCGCTCGATTGCTTCAGCGATGAGAACGTGTCGGAAATCACCATCGAGGCGGGAACGCAGCTCGGCAAGACGCTGTTTTCCTTCGCGTGCCTGGGCTACGCCATCGACCAGGACCCCGGCACGTGCCTGTATGTAATGCCTGACGAGCAGACGGCCAAGAAGGTGCTGAAGACGCGCATCGTGCCGTTGATTCACAGCAGTCCGGATCTCCGTCGCCATTTGGCTGGCCAGCGGAGCGACATCAGCGAGGTGCGGCTCGACTTCGACAGGATGTTTGTGTTCAGCGCCTGGGCGCAATCGCC